GATTGTATGACGATTCAGTTATAATCATCGACGAAGCTCATAACTTGATCTCTCGTGTTATCAACGAGTCTGAGATCACGGGCAAACTGTACGACGCGATTTACAACGCCAAACGATGCAAGATCGTATGTTTATCTGGAACCCCGATCATCAACTCTCCAAATGAGATTGCATATATGATGAACCTTCTGCGCGGACCGATTGAGCGGGTTACCTTGCCCTTCAAGACGATTCCAACATGGGACGAAGAAAAGATCACAAAAGCCTTTCGCGCATTACCAGAAGTTGACACGATCGAGTTCAATGCATTGAAGAAGTACGTGATGATAACTCGCAATCCTCCTCAGTTTCGTTCGACGTACAATGGCGAAGGCGACCGCGTTGCCGTTCAGTACATGAAGGATATGCCGTATATCCCACAAGCCGCAGACTGGGTTGCGTCTATCAGGTCTAAGATCGAGACAGATGTGGGTGGCGGCGAAATTGCTACTGAACGCGTAACCACCGAACAGCTTCAGTGTTTACCGACTGATTTCGAGGAGTTTTCGAACCTCTTCCTCGATGGACTGAACGTCAAGAATCCAATGCTGTTCCGCCGACGCATCCAGGGTCTAGTGTCGTATTTCAAGGGTGCCGATGAACGTCTACTGCCTCGGCGAATTGAACTTGACAAGACTCTGGAGAAGGTTCCCATGTCTGACGAGCAGTTTACCCGTTATCTTGAAGTCCGATGGATTGAAATGAAGATTGATTCTCGCCGCGGGCGGTCGAAGCTCAACGAGAACCTGAGTACATTCCGTGTACCGACTCGCCTTGTATGTGATTATGCAACGCCGCCAGAATTAACGATCAAAGAGACCACCGAAGATGTTCCATCCGAGAACAAGAAACCTCCGAAGGAAGAAGGAGAGGCTGTCGTCAAGAAGCTGAAGGCACATCCCGAACGATACCTTTCTGAAAAGGCACTGGAGACATTCAGTCCTAAGATGCTGCGAATCCTCCGAAACATCAAGGCATCTGGAGAAGGAAACCAATTCGTGTACTCGCAGTATCGCGCACTTGAAGGTCTCGGTATTCTGTCTGCGGTCCTGGATGCATCGGGGTGGCAGCCGTATAAGCTAATACGCCAAGCGAACCAGTGGGTGGAAGACCCCGAGATGTTGGATGACCGCCCTGCATACACGTTCTACACCGGCGAAGAGAAGGAAGAAGAACGCGATTTGACTCGTCAGATTTTCAATGGCGTCTATTCGAAGAACTTTCCGGCGTCGCTGAAGGAAAGCGTACAGCGTCGTCCCAAAAAGATCCTTACGTTGCTGATGGCATCTGCGTCGGGTGCAGAGGGTATTACACTCAACAATGTTCGTCACGTTCACATCATGGAGCCTCATTGGACTCCTGCTCGTCACGATCAGGTTATCGGTCGCGCAATGCGTATCTGCTCTCATGCTACTCTGCCGATGGAGGAACGGACAGTCAGAGTGAGCTTTTACATCTCGGTCTTTACCGAGAACCAGATGAAGTCGGCGGAGTACCCGAACATCGTTGCTATTCGCCGCAATGACATGGCGACAAAGCGCTACGAAGGCGATCCCGTTGAAACGTTCATGTCGACAGATGAATACCTTTACGAAACGGCTTTCGAAAAGGAACGCATCGGGCAGCGCATGGCGTTATTGTTAAAGGAATCTGCGATCGACTGTGAAATTCACCGGAAGCTGCATTCACGCGAACGTCCGGTAGTTTCGTGCATGAGGTTCGATTCAACGACGACGGGCGAAGATCTTGCATTCAGACCTAACATCAAAAATGAGGATACAGATGCAACTGTTATGCGAAATACATCAAAGAAGCATCGCAGGCTACAGAAGGTGTTAATCAAGGGTATCTCCCTGTTGATCGACCCCGACTCCAAGGAGGTCTTTGACGGACCCGCTTGGGACGACAACCAGCGCCTTCTCAAGATGGGAGAGATGGTGTCACCTACTTCGGTCCGATTTCTGCCTTGATATCCTGGAGCCACGACGCACAGACCTCGTTCCATGTCTTGAACTTATAGTTCATGGCCGCGTCCTTGAACCGAGGAAGGTTGGCAATCATCTTCTCCATCTGGGTCGCAAGGTCGACATAGTTAAACATCGGAGCCCAGAGACCAAGTGGCATCGTTCCAGAGAAATACGTGCGATCGGTGGGCTTCACAAATCCGCACACAGTATCATCCATGAACGACCGATACGTTCCAATGTCCGTCACGATCTGAGGAGATCCAGTGTAGAGATGCTCGATCTGGCACAGACCAAATCCCTCTCCGTCTGAAGTGTTCACACCGATATCTGCAGCATTGTAGATCTCGTTAATAGCCGAGTCGGGTACGGCCTTTGCAGATGTATCCACAAGCATAAGACGCTTCGCAAAGTCCTCGGGGTTCAGTCCCTGACGACGAAGCTCCTCTGCGTAGATCCGACTGATGTCATAGTATGCACCCTGCTGCCCGTTGAGTCCGGTCACTACAATATAGTGATACGGCTTCGAAGGGTTACGAGCAATAAGGTCGACAAACCCCATGACAGCGAGATCGTGACGCTTCCGCTGACTATTGCGATTTGCATTTACGAAGAGAACTGCCTCCGGTGACAGACCCATGTTCGTACGAATTGCCAACCGGTTCGACGTCGAAAGCTTAGAAAACAACGTCGTATCGACCGCATTCTCAAGAACGCGGACATCGGGAAACGGGGCGTACTTGGAGTAGATATCCGCCCAGTACTTTGTGAAACAATAGACACGCGACGCATTCTTCGTAATCGTCTCAATCAGCGGCGGCGCGATACCCTCGTAGACCTGGTCCACGTAAACCCAGAGCTTGTACGACGACTTCTCCTTGTCGAACTTCATAGACTCGATGAACCGATGAATAATCAGAGGGTCATTGTAGATCATCACAATATCCGGATTCACCATCTCCAGGTACTCATGAATCTTATTGAATCCAAATCCCTCCTCCTTTGGATCCTCGTTTGCAGCCGCGTCATATGCAATCACGTTCTTCGGAACCGAACGAATGCTCGCACGCGTCGGATGACGTTGAAATCCAAAGTGATACGTCTTCACATCGGGAGCCAGTGTCGCGAGCTGTCCCAGCAGGTTATACACTACCTTCGAATATCCAGTCGTCTGATCTACGTGCGTGCTAACAAGAACAAATCGCATTATGACAATTACCTTTTCTCTCCGTAAATCACAAATGCAAGTCAATAACGTCCAGGACTATGTTACCCAGTTGAAACGTCAGATCATTGCGAAGTCTCTGGCGGTTGCGCCTCCTCCCCAGAAGCGCCGGTCCAATACCCAGTACACCGCCGTTCTTGGCAATAAGTCCCAGCAGTACACCCGGTTCGTAGGTGGAATGGGAATCAATGCATATTACCCAGCAACACTGGGTACAACGTATACGTCAATCTGTTGCGTCCCAACGAATACTGCGACCACGACCTATTTAGTCTAATCTCATTACTAACACAATATGCCGGGAGGTCTACTTCAATTGGTGGCGATTGGAGCTCAGAACGAACTTGTCAATGGAAGCCCGTCTATGACGCATTTTCGGGCGGTCTACCGGCGACACACCAACTTTGCAATGGAGGCAATCCGAATGACCTTTACGAGCTCCAATTTGGACTTCGCACAGACGACTACACGAACGATTTCGTGTCGGATTGATCGCTACGCACAGTTACTTCACGATACGTACTTGGTCGTGACGCTTCCAGATATCTGGTCGCCACTTCACTATATTGGCGCTACTGCCAAGCCCCCGTCCGGTTACGACGAGCGGTCTAATTCAATTGGATATGAGTTCCAGTGGATTGATAACATCGGATATAACCTGATCGACCACATTGAGATCACATCTAACGGTCAGGTTCTTCAGCGTCTCACCGGAGAGTGGCTCAAGTTCTATTCTTACCTGACACACGACCCCAACAAGCGTAAGATCGTAGATCAGATGGTTGGAAACGTGCCCGAGCTCAATGACCCCGCAAACGCATACGATCGCGTGGGACAGTATCCTCATGCGATTACACCTATCAATCAACCTAATGGAATTCCGAATACAAAGACGCCAGAGCCTTCAATCCGGTCTCGTCAGCTGGTTATTCCCCTTCATTTCTGGTTTTGTGAGAACCCCGGTATGGCACTTCCATTGGTGTCGATGCAGAACTCTGACGTTTCCATTAATGTCACATTTCGTCCGCTGAATCAGCTGTATACGGTCATCGATGTGAACCCATTGTCGACAAAGACATACGGAAAGCGTATTCGTCCCGACTCGACGGGTATAGCAACTGTGGGTATTCCCGCGCCCCAGAATACGATCGGTCAATTTCTGAGCCCCCCAGATTCAACGGGTAAACCGACGAACCCTCAGTTGACGTCCTTTTATCCCGACCCGTATCTTGAGGGTAACTTCATCTACCTGACAGAAATGGAGATGGCGCAGCTTGCATCTGCCGACCAAACATTCCTGGTAAAGACAGTGACATACGTAAACAATCCCGGTCAATACGGAGGAAACTCTGATATTGAGATCCCATTCTTTAACCTGGTGACGCGCATGGTGTGGTCTACGCAGCGTTCTGACAAGATGCTTGCGAACGACTGGGATAACTACACAAATTGGGACAATCCCAACAGGGCTCCGTTTACTACCAACGGCACCGAAAATGACCCATATTCGACGTTTACAAATTCGACAGAGTCTCAGACGTATCTCTACTCGAGCGGCCAGCAGCAGATTTCTTCCGTGTATCCCCGCGACCCGGTAACACAGGGACAGCTCCTGCTGGATGGAAAGGAGCGATTCTCTGTTAAACCTACATCGTACTTCTCGCTTCTGCAGATGTATAAGCACACGACAGGAAATGCACCTGTGATTCCCGGTGTATACATGTACTCCTTTGCCCTAAACAACGACCTGTACCAACCAAGCGGGGCGATCAACGGAAGTATGTTTAACAAGGTTATCCTGCGACTGACACTTCAGCAGCCCCTCCCAACCGCAGCTGCAATTGCAAATCAAGAAACGGTCTGCGTACTGAAGTCGACTGTCTTTTCGCCTAACCCAGTAGTCGTTACGGCCGCTCAGTTATTGCTGACAAACCCCGACGGAACGTTGCTGTATCCCCCCGACAGCATCGTGAGCGTTGTCCGGAACAGCGGCGGAGAAAACGTCATCTTTGCATACACATACAACCTCGGTGTCTACGTGGAAGCCATAAACTTCCTGCGAATTACGTCTGGTCTTGCGAATTTCGTGTTTGCTAACTAACAATGGGTATCGTGATAAACCAAGCCACGTGGGGAGACGAGAACGCAACTACCGATATCACAACAGCTATGCAAGAGAAGGCAAAGCCCGGATATCTCGATTTAGTTGCAGATAATACGCTCGTACCTGCACTTGACCTGTTGTCGGGGTCGAAGGATACGACGCTGTCTCAGTCGGAAAAGGCAGAAATTTCAACCCAAGCAACAACGATCTGTGGATCGGCATCCGACAAAAAGTGCATTGATTTCCAAAAAAATCAGCTAGAGTCCAGTCTACTGCAGAGGAAGGTCGCGGAGAAACAGTCGTCTTCCAATATCGTAACGGGGCGTCGTTTGACGTTAACGTACACAGACGACCAAACCGGACAGCAGCGAACGGTTGCAATCCCCGACGGACAGAAGATCAAGTTCGGAACTGCGCCCAAATATGAAATGCCAGATTTCACACCCTCTAACACGATCATGAGTGCTCTCAGTATCGCGACGAAGATTATCCTGACACTCCTCTATGTGTTTAGTATTGCAGCGACATACCGCCTGTTGATCCTGACAGGACATACGATAGTCGCCTATGTACTCACAGGTATTTCCATCGTCATCCCGTACTCGGGACTTCTCATGACACCGATTGCGCTTGGAATTTTCAAGTACATGGAGATGAAGTCGGCCGCAAAAGTTGTACCTGCGTAAGAACAATGTTCCATCTCACGTGGATTGCAGCAGGGGTCGTTGTGGGTATGTTAATTGCATGCATCGTGATTCCACCTACTCGTAAACAGGTTGCCGTTCCGTCGCCCTACGATCATGAGATCTTCCACACCGACACGGGTTGCATTCGTACACATGCGATCGAGGTTCCATGTGGAGAGGAGGCAGATTCCTTCAATCTACTCGCAAGTCTCGGCAAGAAGTAATGCTTGACATCACAAAGGGACTTGAACGAGCAAGTGCATTTTTCTCCTTCGTCATTGGACTTGGTATATCCGTCTTGCTCTTCCATCGCAACTATGACACGCAGCGGACACTCGGCGTACCCATACAGGACGTACAATCAAAAACAGCAAAGGTTGATGGAAAGTGCTACAAGTATCGCGTGGAAGATGCAACGTGTGAAATCGTGTCTCCTTCATAAACAATGGACGACCAGACTTCGCTTGACGCCCTCCTGCCTTCGCCCGGCCTCCCGCAGTCGATGCCTCCTATGGCTGGTGTATCCGGTTCGGATCACATCCAGCGTACACAGATGGCGCCTTCGTTCAAGCCGTCGCTGCCGATGATGCGGATGATGTGGGCCAACCTGACCCTGTATATCTCTTTTTTCCTTGCCACTGTAATCCTTTCGCTCTCTGCGCCTCGCGACCTTCTCCTGCGTTACATTCCGAGCGCGTACACATCTGGCGGAGTAGTCTCATGGCAGGGCGCAGCTGCCCTCGGAGCGGCTGCGGTTGTTACGTCTCACCTGTTGAACGTGTTTCTGCTAAGTTTCTTGGGCTAGTTGGAAATCGTGCACGTCCCTCTGCAAAATGGAAGCTGTGGGGTAGAAGAGTGTGACCGTACACAAGATGTCGAACTCCATTCCAATCCTTTCTGACTTTGACGTGCAGTATATTCTCAGGGCTGCCGAGGAGGCCGCCGCTGACCGGGAGAAGTACGGACACGTCCTCTACAAGAGCTTGATGGATATCGCTCGCTCGGCTAATTTGAAGAACCGCTTCTGGGAAGCTGTCTATCATGGGCGCCCAACTCGTTTCATTCTTACAGAGCTCCCACTCCGAGCCAAGTTTAATGGAACGCACATTTCGATTGAGGATGTGATTAACGATCAGTCTGTCCTCGACCGGCTTGAGAAGAGTTGTGGCAATCACGTAGAGGCTTCCTACGAGACGGATCAGTGCAAGCATATTATCGTCTACCTCGAGTTTGTTCCACCAAAGAAGTCCATTTTGAATCCAGAGGACGATGTTACAATTCCGACCGCGTTTGAGCCCTCCGAGGAGATTCAGAATCGCCGCCTCGAGAAGGAGACGGGATGGTAAAAATGGATACTACAACCAGATAATAAGAAGTGGAGTATGCCAGGGTGCTACAGTTGTGCTATGTGTAGAGCATATGTATACGACATACTTCAAGTTCCAGTTCCTTCAACTCATGATTATTACGGTTTTTACAATCTCAAATCCGTGCGAAAGGTCATTCCGGAGCTAGTCCCTGAGTTTCACAGAATAGCTTCAGATCATTGTTACGAGTTGTTTCGCACTCCAGATTTAGAAAGATCAATGTATATTGTTGTCCGCGCTATCGAGTCGGGACTTGTTCGACGATCGGGCATTACCTATCATGGCAGGATGAGTCGCGGGAGGCCAATTGACATGGCTAGTAGTTGGGTAAACCACTACTTCAAACAGCTAGTCTATTTGCAAGTCTTCCATCGAGAACACTCGGGTGGATTCGTGGTAGAAAGCATGCCACCACTGAATCCAGATATTCTTCAGCGATATCGGAGTGCTGGGGTCGTTCTTGTTGAAATCACCGATGACGATCCGATGAATGGGTTGTATTCATAGCGAACGTTTCGGTTAAACATAAGTAACCTAAAGAAGTATGCAGTTTCTTAAACCCAGATATCTATTTGAGCCTCCTGCTTGGTTTTATTCACGAATCTTAGTCGGAGCAGGCGAAATGCTAACACCTGCTTTTTTACGTCGGAACAATATCACTCACGTTATCAATTGCGCTCTACCCAATGATTCGCCGACTTGGTTTCGGACTTCTAATCCAAGCAGATACGTGTGTATCGGCGCGTTCGATACGCTGCAGTCCAACATCCTAGATTGGTATCCAACATTCGAGAAGGCGCTGACAACGTTTTTGCGTGCACCCGATTCGGGCACTGTATTCGTTCACTGCCAATGCGGTATTAATCGGTCGGCATTCCTGGCTCTGACCTACGTGACGACACATTATGGATGGTCCTACGAACAGATGTTTGCGTCGTTAAAACGCCAACGGCCGTGCATGTTTACAAATCCAGTCTTCAGGAAGCAAACGGAAGAGTTTGTAAATGGACGTGTTCCGAATTCGCAAGACGAGGGAGCTGGGAGGGAGCGGATCGTCGATGGGGACTCTGGATTCAGTCCATCAGGAACAGGTACAGGGTCTCCGTGAAACGGGTACAAAGCAGGAAGAACTAAAAGCCAAGCTGGCAGAGCTTCGAAGTCGGCGTGAAAAGCTCAGTACGTCAACTGAATTGACGGAGATTGTGAAGTGTTCGCAAGTGGATTCGCAGATTCGCGAGACAGAACAGGAACTTTCTAGGGCGAATCCCGTCGAGGATTACTATATGAAAAACATGGATATACTCCTTGACTATTACGGGAAGGAAACCACTGCTACGCCTTCTCAGCCACCGATACCGTCAAAAGATTCCAACACGTTCCTCAAATTCTTTGTCGCAAATACGCCCGCTGCGGATACTGGACCATCAAAGAAGCAGATCTTTGACGAGTACGTTGCTCGTATGAAACTTTCGAATGGACCTGAGGCGACCCAGATGCTGACAGAGCATTGTGCTGCGTGTAACGTCGCCCGTGAAGAGATCAGTTCTGAAGGTATTTTAGTTTGTCCGTCGTGTGGATCGGAGGAATATGCATTGGTCGTATCGGACTTTCCCAGCTTCCGTGATCCCCCGAAGGAACGGAATAACTATGCGTACAAGAAGATCAACCACCTGAATGAAATCCTGAACCAGTTTCAGGCAAAGGAGAGCACGATCATTCCCGAAGAGGTTATGAACGAGGTCATTCTTGAGATCAAAAAGAGGCGCATTGACAATATCGCTGACTTGTCAGAGGAAGATACGAGACAGATCCTGAAGAAGCTGGGGCGATCTAAGTATTACGAGCACCGCGCTCACATTCTAAGCCGGTTAAACGGCAATCCTCCACCGACCATCACCCCCGAAATAGAGGAAAAAGTCCGTGCAATGTTCCAAGAGATTCAAGCGCCATTCCTGCTGTATTGCCCCAACGACCGCACGAACTTTTTAAGT